GACAAATGTTCTAGAAAATTATCATACGCAAACCCTGACGATAGACAAGACTGTATAGCATCTGCTTATATGGATTTGTTTAAATATTGGAGAAATTTTAATCCAGAAAAATCAACTAACGCATTTGCGTATTTTACTGAAATATGTAAAAGAGGTTTTGCAAAAGGTTGGAATAAATTACATCCTAGAAAATATGCAGGTACTGTTTCTATTAACGGTAGTGCTGATAGTGACGGTATTTATACAATATAAATTTTAAATGAGCATTAAAAAGGTAAAGCCTACTTCTAAGTCTGGATTTAAGCAAGGGTATTATAATCCTATTAATCCAAGAAAGTACATTGGGGAGCATCCAATCATATATAGAAGTAGCTGGGAGCGAAAGTTCTGCCATTGGTGCGATCATAATGAAGAAGTAATAAAATGGGCATCTGAGCCGTTTTCGGTAAAATATTTTAATATGTTGGATAAAAAGTTTCATAACTATTATCCAGACTTTTATATGAAAATGGATAAAGGTGGAATAATGGAAGAATTTGTTGTAGAGATAAAACCAAAGGCCCAGTTACAAAAACCAAAAGCACCAAAAAGAAAAACCGCAAAGGCATTAAAAAACTTTCAACATGGATATGAAACATATGTTAGAAACCTTTGTAAAACCGAAGCATTAAATAAAATGGCTAAACTAAGAAATTTTAAAGTAATGCTTTTAACAGAAGACTCAAAATTATTCTAATGGCAATAGTAGGATCCTTTCAAGAAGACTTAGATATTTACCTTGCAGATTATAAAGGTAGAGCTGGTGCATCAAAGCAATCAGATAAAGATCTCAAAAAAATTGGTAATAAAGCAAAAGGTATATTGGATAATGGTAAAATGTATTCATTTGAATATTTTACCCCAGATGAAACTTTTTATGATACTTACCCTTTAGTGTTAGGTTTAGGAAAAAGTGATAATGATCATCAGTTAGGTTTAAATTTACATTACATCCCGTATGATGCTAGATTACCTTTTTTATCTGATGTATTTAAATCATTCAAAAGTACTATAAGTTCTGCAATAAATAAGTCACCAGGTAATCCTGATGCACAGCCTAGATTAAGTGAATTTACTTATGACAATTTAAAAAAATCATTAGGTAGAAAATATAATGTTACTTATGCTATTAGACAATATAGATTAGATAGAATAAGAAAACCGAGGATGTTAGGTTATGAAGATTGGTATATAGGTGCTGTTAACAATCAAAATCATTTCTTTGGAGGAAACATTAACGAGGCACAAGCATTATATTACAAGAATATATAAACAATAAAAGATAAAACAATATGGCAGGTTTTACTGATAGAAGAGGACCCTTAAGTACAGGCAATCCAGTAAGGAAGATTTTAAAAGATCTTTCTAATTTAGGTATGGCTTACGATGATATGATCATTCGTAATTCCCGTGCAGTAGGGTTTACAGAAAATCAAATGGGTTATACATTTAATCCAATGGGTTCTGATGCTGATGATATATATAGCGCATTTGCTGCATTATCATTAACGGATACTACAATGAAAAAGAATATCTCTATATTTGATAGAGATTATGAAAGAAAGCGAGATCAACTTAGAGAATACGCAGTACAAGATGAGATAGAAGATATCTTAGATGTAATTACAGATGAGGCTATTGTATTTGATGAATCTAATTTTATGGCATACTCTGATTTTCATGGACATATTGCAAGTTCTATTGAAGATGAAATTGGTGATGTATATAATAACCTTTATAATTATTTTGGTTTTAATGATTCGGTTCAGCCTTGGAATTATTTTAGAAAATTTTTAGTAGATGGATTCCTTGCTTTTGAAATAGTATATAATGATAAGCAGACAGAGATTATAGGATTTAAGGAATTAGACCCTATTTCCTTAATGCCAGGTATTGATACTGACACTGGAAAGAAGCAATGGGTACAATATAAAGGACAAGGTGCAAAGGAAAGAAAGTTATGGGATTCACAAATCATATACCTTTCATATTCACAAGTTAATTCACCAATGAGAATATCTTATGTAGAAAGATTAATAAGATCATTTAACCTTTTAAGAATTATGGAAACAACTAGAATTATCTGGGCTGTTTCAAATTCTTCATTTAAAACTCAGTTTATTATACCTGTTGGTGGTAAATCAAAAACTAGAGCAAAGCAATCACTTGCACAGTTAATGAATTCATACAGAGAAGTAGTAGATTTTAATCAAGAGAGCGGTGAAATTCAAACTAATGGAAAACCAATGATGCCATTTAATAAGGAATATTGGTTACCTTCTAAAGATGGTGAATCTCCAGAGATTAGTACAATTGGTGGTGATGGACCAGATCTTGGTGATACAGAATCTCTTAAGTATTTTGCAGATAGATTAAAATTAGCATCTAAGATACCATTTTCTAGGTTTGATAAAGAAGGTGGTAATACTTATGATATGGATGCTAGCGGAATGTTAAGAGATGAAATTAAATTTTCTAAATTCGTTGATAGGTTAAGATCTATATTTCAAGAGATATTAGTTAAACCTATGTATCTTCAAATGTGTATTAATCATCCTGAATTAACAAATGATATTTCTTTTAAATCTGGATTAGGACTTAATTTTGTTAAGGATAACGTGTTTGAGGAAATGAAAGAAATGGAATTACAAACAAAACGAGTCGATTTTATAGGTAACCTAAAAACTCAGTTAAGTACTATGACAGCAGAAATGGAAGAAATTCCATACTTCGATTTAGGATTCTTGGTTAAGAGATATGGCGGCTTTACTCGTGAAGATTTAAAGGCTAATGCCAGAGCAAAAGAAAGAGCTGATTTAGAGAAAGAGAATTATTCAGAAAAGGATATTGAAAAGATCCTTTTAGGTGCTGATAAGGCAGATTTTAAACCGGAAAAGAAAGAAGGTGCAGCAGATGAGGATCCATTAGCAGACCTCTAATAAAAACTCTACAGAGATTGTAATATATAAATCAAATAACTACTAGAAAATGTCAGGAAAAAAATTATTAATTCTTGAAAGGCAAAAATCAAATTTAGATATAACGACCGGAGATGACGGTTCTGTTGTATTGGAAGGTGTATTTACCGAGTTTGATGTCAAGAACAAGAATAACCGAATTTATGAGGAGAAGGAAGTAATGCCTCACATTAATGAATTACAAGAAAAGGTTAAGACCAATAAACTTCTAGGTGAATTAGACCACCCAAAAGATTTTGATGTTAGTTTAGCTAATGTATCACATGTAGTAGAATCTTTAGACTATGATAAAGATAAGAAGCAAGTTATTGGTAAAATAAGATTACTAAATACTTCTAAAGGTAAAGAAGCTCAGGCTCTTATCAAAGATGGTATTCCTTTACATATTTCAAGTAGAGCTGCTGGTACAGTAGATGAAAATGGTAAAGTTAAAATTAAAAAGTTTTTTACTTATGATCTGGTTGCAGATCCTGGTTTCGAGAATGCTGAACTATCCAGAGTAAATGAATCTTTTGGCCTAAGTAATGATGATGGAATATTGATTTACGAAATGGAAGAAACTGAAAATAACAACGATAATAAAAAAGATCTAACAATGGAAAATAAAAACTATGTATCCGTCGAAGATTTTCAAAAGTATACTGAATATGTATCTGGAGTTCTAAGTAACGTTAAAGAATCTACTAATTCTAATAATGATGAGGTAATGGAAAAACTTATTAAGTACACCGAGCATATTGCAGAGAAAGTAAATCAGGTTACTGATTATGCTGAATACTTATCAGAAAATTTAGACAAAAATATTTCTTACTCTGACTACTTAGCAGAGAATGTAAATTCAATTAAAGATTATGCTACATACTTAGCTGAAGAGCTTGATGGTAGTATTCAATATGCAGAGCATGTTGCTGAGATGGCTGACAAAGGAATTCAATATTCTAACTATGTTGCTGAAAATGTAGAAAAGAGTATTGATTATTCAGAATATGTAGCTGAAAAGGTTGATCAGAATATTGCTATTCTGAATATCTTGGAGAAAATGTAGATAAGAGTATTAAGTATTCTGAATACATTGCCGAAAACATTAATACCCCAAATGCTAATTCAATCAACGAAGGAACTGTTAATGAATACGGTAAAATGGAAGGTGCAACTCCAACAATGGAAGAAGTTTCAAAATGCATGGACGAAGGTATGACTTATGAACAAGTATGTGAAAAGTATCCAGATGCTGATAAAGGCAAATTAAAAGAAATGTGTGAATCATGTGGTAAAACTCATGAGACTGTAGATTATAAAAATTCTATTGAAGAAAAATTAGAAAAGTTAATTGCAGCTGCTGAAGTTAAGAATGTATCTGAAATGCACTTTATGAACTTCTTAGGAGAATCTAAAAAGAATGAATTTAATTCTTTATCAACAGAGAAGCAAGCTATGATTGTAGAATCAATGAATGCTAAACCAATTATGTCAACTATACAAGCTGAAAATATTTGGGAATCTAATTTTATTGAAAAGAAAAGAGAATTAGATGTTGTTTCTGATATGCCAGAAAAATTCCAAGAAAAATGGAATAACCTTTCTGAAAATAGAAAAAACCAAATTATTTCTGAATCAAGGTTCCATCCTGTAAATAATCAATATGGAATTAATAACTTCTGGTCAACAAGAGATCTAAGAGATACTCAAATTGTAACAGAATCTATTAATGAAAGTAAAACTGCTGCTGAGTCTGCAGCTACTAAAGAGCCATTAATAAATGAATCTTTTAGAAGTGACTTAGTAGAAAAAATGAAATTCAGATTAGGTAGATAATCTAATCTAAAAGATATTAATCGAATGGTTAAGAAGAAAAGAACCGAGGCGATTAAATAAACGGAATTGAAAGATTCCACAATAATGCGAAAAATAATTTTTAAAAAATGTACGCAAATCAATTAATCAACGAGGCCGAGGTTCAAAAGACCTGGGGCCCTATCATTGAGGAAAGTACTGGTATTACTGAAAAGTCTAAGTTATCTTGGATGTCTAAGTACTGTCACTACCACAATCTTAATGAGAGTGTATATAATACTGTACACTTAAATCCTAACATGAATACTCAAGGTATGGGTGCAACTGCTTTCCCAAGCAATCCTACTACCATGAATAACTTCAATGACACTAGTGCTGCTGGTATGACTGCCGGATCTGGAGACAGACCTTTTTCTTTGTTACCACTTGCTATGCAAGTTGCTGCTCAGACTGTAGGTTTAGACTTAGTACCTGTTGTACCAATGCAAGGCCCTATGGGAGTATTAACTTACCTAGACTTTGTATATGGTGGAGGTAGAACTACTGATGCAGGTGGAAAAGTAACTGATTCTGCACCATTACTAATTAAAGCTGATTTAACTTTAGCTTCAGGTGTTGCTGCTTTAGCAGTTGACCAATTAGTATATGCTGCTTCAACTGCTGCTAACAATGCTGCTTACGAATTAACTTACGTAGGAAAATCTAGAATCGATGGTTATTCTATATTCCGTGTAAGAGGTAACGGTGTTGCTACTGATACTAACTTTGCACAAGGTGAAGAAGGATATGAAGCTATTTACCAAGCTATTGCTAACGGTGTAGATTTCTATTCTGATATCGCTACTGCTGTTGTTATCGGTGCATGGGGAGATACTCCTGAATATGTAAAAGCTTTGGAAGACCATATTACTGGTTTCTCAGGTAACGCATTTGAGGATAACAACCCACTACCTGGTGCTGCTAATGTACCTGGATTCTTAACTGAATCTATCGACGGTAATGATCCATACCAAAGAGGTGTTGGTGAATCTACCCCAGATAACATTATGGGACTAAGCTTATTCAATAAGTCTGTTGCTGCTAAAACTTTCCAAGTTGCTGCTGCTGTGACTAGAGAACAAGTTCAGGATTTGAAACAATTCGGAATCGACGCAGTTGCTCAAGTAGAAGCTGTATTGGTAAATGAATTAACTCAATCTATCAACAAATACATCTTGGATAGAATCTTCAGAAATGGAGCTCAAAATGCAGGAAATATTAATACTGTTGATGGCTTACAGTTATCTGCTTCTTACGGAACAACTGCAGCTCCTGCTGTTGTAATTCCATTAGGACCTGGAAACGATTCTAATACTAATATTAATGCAACTGTTGCAAGAACATTAGTTAATGCAGGTGGTGAAACACAAGGAACTTTACAACGTAGGTTGTATACTAAAGTACTTGCTGCTTCTAACCTAATTGCAACAAGAGGAAGAAGAGGACCTGCTACTTTCGCAGTAACTTCTGGAGAAATTGCTACGGCACTTCAGGATGTTGCAGGATTCGTACCTTACCCACTATCAAATACAATCAACCAAGCTGGTGGATCTTTATATCCAATCGGTGCTTTGGCTGGTGTAACTATTTATGTTGATCCAAACATGGCTTGGACTGACTATAGAGTTGCTGTAGGTAGAAAAGGTGATGGTAATTCTCCTGGTTTAGTATTCATGCCTTACTTAATGGCTGAATCTGTTGAAACAATCGCAGAAGGAACTATGGCTCCTAAAATCGCGGTTAAATCTAGATTCGCTTTAGTAGATGCTGGATTCCACCCAGAAACTATGTACTACACATTAGGATTTAACTTTGGTACTGGTGTATCAATTATCTAATCCTATTTAGGTATATGACTTTAAGAAAGGTTCGTCGAAAGGCGGACCTTTTTTGTTTTGTATAAGTCTAATATATAAAAAAATAAAACTAATTATGAAAAGAGTATTATCATATAATGAATTCGTTAATGAATCTAAAAATATTAAGGAAGGTATTACAGATATCAAAGGGATTATGAGTAATCCTATTAAATATAAAAAGATTAAGAATAATGCTAAAGTTTATCAAAAGACTAAAGTACAACAAGCATTAAATAACTTAGATTACGAAAAGAAGAAAGCTGCTAGTAAAGGTGACGGTAATTCAAACGTTCTTAAAGTTGCTAACGCTACAAAAAATGCTGCACTTAAAAATCAGTCAACTGCAATAGCGGCAAGAATGAACGATCTTGCTACAACAGATCCTCTTAAGAAGGTAGTTACTCTTGCAACAAGTAAAGCTAATTTAGCAGCAGCAGAAACGGCACTTAAAGCTGCTGATGCTGAAGAATCAAAAGCACTTAAGATTAGAATTAAAAGATTAGCAGGACAAGCGGCCGATGCACAAAAAGCACTTAAAGATTATGAATCTGATTCAAAAAAGGATACTGCAGATAATGAAACACCGTCTGCTGAAGATAATCAAAAGGCTGCCACTGCAGAGAAAGCTAAATTAGATAAAGAAAAGGCTGAAAGGGAAAAGGAAGCAGCTAAAGCAAACAAAAAAGCAGATACAAAAGATGAACCAAAAGTAGATGATAAAGCCGAAGCTAAGATTGCTCAACTAGAAAATAGTATTAAGTCACAAGATAAAATACAAGCTGATGCAACTAAGAATATAGAAAAATTAAAGGGTGAATTAAAAATAGCACAAGATAATAAAAATACAGGTAAATCATCACAAGCTGAAGTGGATGCTATCTCAGCTAAAATACAACAAGAAACTGAAGATAAGAAGGCTGCTAAAGCTGAAGAAGATAAACTTAAAAAACAATTAAAACCAATAGCAGATAAACAATATGGAGAATCTCATACTCCTTTAGAAGAATCTGTTGCTGATAAGTTTAGAAGATTATCAGGAAAACTGTAAAAAACTATTAACTATGAAATGTAATTGTAAAACCTGTGGTTGCGGTAAATCATGTGATTGTACCTGTTGTAACTGCTAAAATAAATCATTATGTATAAAGTTCGTAAAATAAACTTTGGTTGGTATAAAAGGAGGCATGGTATTCTATTAGAAAATCTGCCTCCTTTAAAGCAAAAACTTTTATTGGAACATAATCATATGAAATGGTTAGATTCTGATATACAAGCCTTTGAGATTATATTTAAAGTTGAGGATATGAATGAGCATGAAAAGAATCCTAATCGTATACTTTGGAATCCTTTTAGAGAAACGTTTACAAACATTAAAGAATTAGAAAAAGACTCGGATCTCGTTGACTGGAATTGTGGAATATGTAAAGCTGGAATTAAATCAAGAATGGATTCTAGGAAGGTTGAAAATTTTGTTTGTAGTAAATGCGTGGAGTCTCATAACTCACGGAACAGCAGAGTTGACCAAAGAATAATAGATTCCTCTGTTAAATTTATGAAGCACTGTAAATCCTTACTAAAAGGTGAACAGAGGGAGTTTATGACTTACATAAGAAGATCATCAAAAGCGTAAAGCTTCTTCTATAGTTATTTTTTTAAATGCATTTAAATTACTAGATGGGCATGCATTTAAAATTTCTATTCCACTTCCATTAAGATCACGTTTAAGCAAATCAAACGCAGGTATAAATTGATCTTTATAAATATTAACACCTGTAGTATTTACTGGATAGCCATCGTGGAAGTGACTTTCCTTTCCTACATTACCCATATCATATCCTAATAAGATAATTCTTTTAGCACCTAAATGAATTGCTAAATTAATTGCAGCATAACCACTATTTCCACCGTGTGCTATTTCATCTTTTTGTTTTGACAATCCATTCTTACTTCCTCTTTTTAAAAGTTTAATACTTTCGTTATGATCTTTATTAGGTGTAATAGTATACTTCAAACCACTATAAGACATTATTTCTTTTCTAAGCCATCTGAATACTCTAGAATCTGTCCAATATAAAGCTGTTGGGTTATTATAATATTTTATAGCTTTATTAATAGCTATAGTTTTTTTATTAGATAATAAATTCCACTTAAATCCTTTTAGTGAAGGGCCTCCACCAATAATGTAAACAGTTTCCCCAGCCCACAACGGTGTAATAGTATGATATTTTAAATCTTTCTTTAGTGGTGTCTTTAGTCTAACTGGATTAGGATTTACTTTAGTAGGTACTTTATGGTGAGAATTAGTGTTTATAATTTTACCTCTCTTTACATTAGTCTTAATGTTCTTAGAAGATTCAGCTGGTACGGATATATTTACCACCTTTCTAATTCGTCGGCCCTTTCTCATTGGTAGATTTTTTTTATTTATTTACATTAAAACAAATGTCTTTTTATCCATATAAAAATAAATCTAACTCATTATATGAAGAATATCCAAAACATACTATTAACAGAGAAGTACAGGCCACAATCCTTAGATGATTTGATTACACCACAGAGAGTTGGTGAGAAATTAAGTAAAGGAGTTTATCAACATTTACTATTACATGGCAGTCCAGGTACCGGTAAAACTTCTGCTGCTAAGGCTTTAGTGAAACATTTTAAGCATCCTTATTTATACATTAATGCATCAACCGATACATCAGTAGATGTTGTAAGAAATAGAATTACTGACTTTTGTGCTAATCGTTCTATAATGGATGAACCAGGAAAAATGAAGGTAATTATACTTGATGAGATTGATGGTGTATCTGATCAATTCTTTAAAGCGTTAAGGGCTACAATGGATCAGTTTGCTGTTAATGCAAGATTCGTTGCAACATGTAATTATATCAATAAAGTACCAGATCCAATTCAATCTAGGTTTGAAATGATTGATTTTGATTTTTCTAAAGAAGAAGAAACTGAAATAATGAAAAGTTACATTATGAGGATTTTTCAAATCTGTAAAGAAGAAGGTATTGGTATCGATAAACATGCAGCTGTTGAATTAGTAAAAAGAAAATTTCCTGATTTAAGAAACATGTTAAATCAATTACAAGGATTTAAATCACAAGGCGTAGAAACTATAACTGTTGAAAACATTAAACAATTTAGTTCTGTGTATAGAGATATTTACGACCTCGTAATCGATGGAGAAGATCCTGTAAAAAATTATCAATACATGTTATCTAATTATGCAAATAGAACTGATGATGTTTTATCTTCATTAGGTGCGGAGTTTATAGATTTTATAAAACAAGATAGGCAATCATACACTCAATTTATTCCACAGATAATTGTAACAGTTGCAAAATATCAAGCACAAAGACAACAAGTAATAGATCCTGCAGTATCAATGCTTGCTTGTATTTATGAACTGCAAACAATAGTTAATGGGGCATGAGATCACAATTCTTAGAAAAATTAATAAAGAAGTTTCCTAATCACATGGAGTTAGGTGGAGCAGTAGCAAGATATTACGACTTAAGACAATCAAAGTTAAGCAAGGAAGAGTGCGAAGAAATTGTATTGAATTCTTCTTTCAGATTTAATTGATACTTGTTATATTTAAAATAAATAATACACAATATGAAAAAAACAGGCAGACATACATTTGTTATAGATGGTAATTATTTTCTGTTTAGAACATTATATGTAATTCCTAGCAGATCAAAAAAGGCAGGTCTATTAGGAACAGAAGAAGACGTACAAGCTTTTGTCAAAAAATTGGCAACTGACTTTGCATATCAAATCAGATTATTCGAAGGTCTTATCGACAAGGTTGTTTGGACGGTAGATTCAAGATCATGGAGAAAAGACTTTTACCCAGATGCAGAATATAAAGGTAATCGTAAACAGAATGATGCCCTCAACTGGGAAAACTTTTCAAAGGCAACAGCTGACTTTATTTCTATCTTATCTAAGCAAGGTGTTATTATTTCTAAAATAGACGGTGCTGAAGGTGATGATTTAATGTATGCATGGAATACTGAATGTCTTGCAAATGACAAATCAGTTATTATGTTTACTGGTGACAGGGACTTAGTTCAATTAGTAGATAAGAGTACAAATAACAATACACATACTATTCTATTCTCACCTGCTCATAAAAAATTATATACTTATCAAGGTTTTTCTGAATGGATGGATTCACAAACAGAAGAAGAACAATCTGATGATATATTTGATGTACTAAAAACTTCTGTATCACCAGAGAATCAGGCTAAAAAATTACTTAAAGCTTTGGTTGCAAAGAAAAAGGTTTCTATTATAGAAGTTGACCCTGAAGACTTCCGTTTTCGTAAAGTACTTACTGGAGATTCAGGAGACAATGTACCACCTGCATATTACTATCAAAAAGGCAACAGACGATATGGCATCAGCGAGAAAAAGGCAACTGCTATTATTGCAGAGTTCAAAGAAAAGCATGGCCACTTATCTCATATGTATCTTTACAACGATGAGTATATTACTGATCTTGCAAATATGACCGTAAGAGTTATGAATGCAAAACATATGAGCAGAGAACAGATTATTTCTAATCTAAAATCCAATGTTAATCTTATGGTACTTGCTGCTGAATCTATACCAGAAGGTATCCTAGACGAAATGTTTAAATCTGTCGAATCTAAAATGAATGTAAAAGGTTTACAATTAAAGACAATTTCTACAATGAAATCTATTTTGGAAAATACTGAATATGCAAAAGAAACTGATAGTTCATTTAAATCTTCTTTCTTTAAAGATGATGATACTGATTCAAGTGACATGTCTTTTATAAAAGGTAGCAAATCACAGGATAAGATTTTTTAAACTTTTTTCTTTTTCTTCATATAAATATAAAATATCTCAATGAAATTATTTGATTATATAAAAGTTCTTTTTGGTAAGGATGCACACTGGGAAAATGTAAGTGGTTATGATAAGTCTAAAAATTCTTTTATGACTAATCGATTCATGAGTATTAAATTTCCAATACAGGCAAATCTCTTTAATACTCTTAAAATTGATCCAATTGGTCAAGCAGAGGCATGGAGATTAGTTTCGTCTAAATTTAATAGAGTACCTGGTTTTATTTACACAAAGGTAAAAAAATCAGCAAAGCAAAAAGCAAAAGAATGGTCGCCTAACCCTAAGGCTTTAGAATTGTATATGAAATTTAACGAAATAGGAGAAAGAGAATATAAAGAAGCATTAAAAATTAACCCATCACAAGTACAGTCCTCGATAGATATATTAGAAAAACAGATGGGAAATGATGTTAATTGATAATACCTTTGAATTAGGAATACCTACACATATACAGTTTACTTTATTTAAATATGATTACTTTGATAGTATCATAATTACTAGAGTAAAAAAAGAGTGCAAAAACATATCTAAAGTTAACGGCGAATTTACTGTTACTAAGTCATCTTTCTTAAATGCTATAAAAACTAGTAAAAGAATTAAAGCTGAGATTGAAAAGGCAGAAGATTTTGGATACATACCAATCCCTTCAATAAAACCTAACTCTGTTTACTTTTTAACTTCTATTTTTAGCAGATTACCTAATCTTAACACATTAACATTTAAGATTAATAATGATAAGAAATATACTCGTTTAATTAAAAATACAGCAGGTCATGATATAATAAGTTTTCATTTTAATATCATTGAAGGTATATTTGATTTAACTAAGGTAATGGATAGAAAAGAATTAGATATTTTTAATAAAACTCTTATAGAATTTAAAATATTAGAAAATAAGTATTTAAGTAGGAAACCATACTTTTATATGAAAGCTACTGCTATTATAGATATTTTAACTGTCATGGAAGCTGAAGGTAAATTAAGTACATTTAATATCTTGGATCACATAGATGATAAGTTAGAAGAAGATGATCCTATACTAATTGTAAAGACTGATTATACCCCTTTTTAATATGATAAGAAGAGAAATGTATCAATTCAAAGGTAATGATCTATTGCCTTGTAAAAGTTGGGAAATATATTTCTTGATGTCAGAAGAAGGTCAATATTATGAAATACTTTGGAACAGTTCAAATAATGAATTGTTAATGTCAGATACTGAATATGAAAAGAAAGGTCACAAGCCTTTAACTGATGCATTAGCAAAATATAAAAACCCTGCTGTATTATCTATAGGTTATGGAATCGGTCTTATTAACAATTTAATTAAACTGTGCGATGGTTCTTTAACCGTCATAGAGATTAATCCTGATATTATAAAATTAGAAACTCGTGACATTAAAGATTTAGATATTATCATTGATGATGCATTTATTTGCAATTATGATAATCTTTTTGCTGATAAAAAGTTTGATATAATTTGGTGGGATCCTTCTGGTGGAAATAATAAAAATAAAACATTTCCAAAAGAAAGACTTAAAAATCTTTTAACAGAAAATGGCCAATTAATAAACTGGCACCATCTTTAATCGCTTAGGAATATATAAACAAATAATGTTTGTATATGAAATCCTTACTTAAGCGCTGTTGTGAATCGAAGCGTGAGTGTATTACTTACTTAGTAGTCTTTTTATGGGTAGCTGTTGGTATTACTGCTACATATTTTGATACTAACTTTACTCAATTGGCTGGTTATTTTATCTCGTTAACAGGTTTTGTTGCATCATATGTGTTCGGTGAAAGCATGAGACCTAGCAATAATAGTTCTATTTTTATGAAAGGTAAAAACAGCAAGAGAGAAAATCTTATGTATATTACAATTGCACTTTGGACTATTATAGGAGTTTGGGTAATTGTTAAAAATGCTGATCTTATGGGTGCAGCTGCTTACTTTGCTGCATTAACACCATTTGTAGGCTCTTATATAATTGGAGAAACTTTTAAAAAGGAGGGTGATTCAAAAGATTCATACGAACAAATAAATTCTTAATCAATGGCAGTTAATGGAAGAACAACAGATGCTAATGGTGATGCTATATTAATTAGCCTTCAAGAACCATATTTAAACGTAGTTGAAGTACTAGGATACACTGATGTAACCAAAGGTGAGTCAACAGGTCTTTATTATAATAAACAATTTAGATGGGGAACTGACGGTGTAACATATTCTGATTATATTAATCTTACCAATGCAAATTTAGAAGCTTTATTATTAAATCCAGATAAACCTTTTTGGATACAGTATCGTTATGAGCAAGTAGGAGATGGTACATTGGAGTTTGAATCAATTGCGTTAGAATTAGTGACTGACGGTGGTGTAATTTGTAGAATTCCACAGATAGAATGTGGAGCTGAAGGCTGTGTTGGGTTTCCTAATTTAGTTGTAGACTGTTGTGGAGATACGTGGAATCCTTATGATTTATCTAGAGCATCATCTATGTATAATCAATTATCGGCAATAACATCAAATATGTTTGGGTTCTGTGTAGATTATTTTAAAACAAAAGCAGATCAGCGAAGCAGGGATGTAATCCTTAAAGAATATTCTTTATTTGATGTAATGCAAGAAGCTGAGGTAAAAATATTAATTCCAGATAATGAACTTCCTACTAGGGAAATTCAATTTAATCCAATGATGATGGATTTTCCAGTACAGTTTGAAATTCATATTGTAAAATCTGCATTTGAGGCAGTATTCGGAATAGGTGCAAAACCTGAAATGAGAGATTACCTGTACTTTAAAGATTATATGAATCGTATGTATGAAGTGGATGCAATTGCAGAGGCGGATGATTTTCTTTATACTGGTTCTTACTGGAGGGTTAGTCTTGTTCCTTATCAACAAAGAACTGCTGTAGGATATGAAAACACAACAGCAGGTATAAAAGCTGAAACGGATACAAAGGCTTTAGTATCAAATGTAGAAGATAAATTCAGAGTAGAGAGAGAAAATGAATTCAGAGATGTTAGAAAAGATAATCAATATAACACAATAGGTACTCAATGTAATGATTATGTTAGAAGATCCTTAGATAAGAGATTAATTATCAGTGAAGAAAATGTTTATAATCAATGGACTATTATTTCTAAATATCATTATAAATTAGGTACTATTAAAAATGGTAATGAATCAATAAAATATCAATATGAAGGTGGCTGGGGTAGTGAAGAAGATCGTGCATTTACATTTTGGGCAAGGCCTCAGTTTTTAAAACCTATAGGAAATAATGTACTCATATTATCTATTGTAGATAAGAATGGTAAGGTGCAATTAAATACTGGAAAACTACCTGATTTTGGTAATTCTTTAAATGTTGGAGACTGGGTTAATATAAAAGGTACCCAATCATACAATGGTATTGCAAAAATTATTGAGATAGTTGGCGATTCTATTGTTATTGATGAATCATATATAGATGATGTACTTGCTACAGGATCTCCTACATTTAATAAAGAAGAAAGTAATAATTTTATGATTTATGAAAATGATTTATTACCTCCTACGCAATATGTATCATTGACTTATACTATTAATTGGTTTATTATGAAAATAAATAACACCTACTTTAAGTGGAAGATAAATAAACCTTTTGTAAAAAATAAATGGTATGCATTTGTTATTAATTTAAATTCAACTGCTCGCCAACTAGGATTATTTTTATATGATACAATAGAAAACTCAACCGCAATTAATCCAGCAATAACATCAGATCTTAATTTGCTATTTAATGAAACTAAAGCATATGATCCTGTAGATGTAATAGAAGGCAAAGATTGGAAATTGTTAGGATGTAATACAGATTTAACTAATATAAGAATTTGGAAGAAGCCTATAGAGGAAGAGTTACAATCATTGATTCTTAGTCAATATGTTGTAAAAGATACTCATTTAACATTATTATTGGATAACGCATCACCACAGTTAATGTTGCAAGATGTAACGGATGCCAGATAACCTGGAATATATATTACAAATAACTTATTAATGGAAGATAACTCAAAAGATAAATTTAGAGATAGTATCGGAGACTTACTTAGTGAATTACCTGATGAGGTTCCTGGATTAGATAATACTCCAGAATTACCTAAAGTAAGATTAGAAAGTACACAAGCAGTTGCTCTAACGAAGGCAAAAGGTAACGCTAAAAAAGTAATGTCTAGTTTGCTTAAGTTTTACTTAAGTGAAGAAATCATCGCAGAGCATGAATATATTCAAGCAAAATCTAATTTAGATGAATATGCATTAGGTATGCTCATTCGCCAAATGGAAAACAGTGAGGTTGCTATTTCACAATTAATGGATATTATAAATGAAGGTGATGTATCCCCAAGAATGTTTGAAGTACTTAGCGATTTACAAAGAACTCTATTAGATATTATTAAAAGCCAAACAATGTATATGGTTGCTATTGAAGAAAATGCAAAAAAGACTTCTAGGGATATTGATGTTTATCATGGCAATTCAGAGAGCAGCGGTAACAAAAAACAGAGCGGTGTTAAGTCAAGAGGTACTAAAGATTTAATGAGAGCATTACAAGAAACAATTAACGAAGAAGATATACAAGATGTCGATAGCGATGAAAATGAAGAATGATTACATTCTTACACAGGAAATAAAACAAACAGAAAGAAAAACTGAAGGTGGTTTAATTATTCCTGGTGAAAAGTATAATAGGCAAGCTTTAGTAGTTGAAGTAGCAAATGACCTTGAAATAAAGAAAGGTGATAAAATTATAAAAACAATAGGCAAGGGTACTGAATATACTTTTGAAGGTAATAAGTTTGAAATCCTTCACATAAATCATATTCTTGCTGTTATAGAAGAAAATGGCACAGAAACCACAAGCACCTAGCGCAGGATTTGATTTTAATGTTGGCAAAGCCAAGCAAGCATTTTCTTGGTCAAGTGAAAGTGTAGAACAGTTAATGTTTGCAATAGAAGAAGGTTATAAACCTGCGTCTACGCCATTCTATGAAGGTAATCCTAATTTACGAAAAGGTAATATTGTTTTTAATTATACTTCAAATGAAATAAAAGAAATTAAAAAGTGTGCAAAAGACATTGTATACTTTGCAAATACATATTGCACTGTAATGACCGATCATGGTTTACAGACAATTAATTTAAGACCTTACCAAGAAGAGATGTTAAGGCAATTCCAAGCTGAAAGGTTTAATGTATGTTTAGCAAGTAGGCAAGTAGGTAAAACTATTTGTTCATCTATTTTTATTGCTTGGTATTCATTATTTAATTTTGATAAGAATTCTTTAATACTTTCAAATAAAGGGGCAACCACAAGAGAAATCATTGATAAAGGTAAAACTATATTAGAGCATCTACCTTTCTTTTTAAAACCCGGCACTCTTAAATGGGATGTATTTAATTCTAAGTTTGATAACGGTTGTAGAATAATTGGTCAAACTACTACCAAGAAAGCAGCAATTGGTTTTACTATTCATTTATTATTTATGGATGAGTTTGCGCATATACCTGCAAACTTTGTTGATACTTTTTATGAAAACGTATATCCTACAGTATCTGCATCAACTAACTCAAAGGTAATAATAACCAGCACCCCAAATGGCTTTAATAAATTCTATGACATATATACTGCTGCCGATAAAGGATTAAGTGAATATACACCCTTTAGAGTTGATTGGTGGGACGTACCAGGAAGAGATGATGCATGGATGAAACAGGAAGTTGCAAACTTAGGAAGTGATGAAGCTTTTAATAGACAATATGGAAATCAATTTATAGCAGGATCATCATTACTACTAGGCCCTGATAGTCTTAAGAAATTAAAATCAAATGAAACAGAATTTGTTCATCGTGAAATGGTTGAGTTTGAAGACGAGCAAGTAGAATATTCTGGTTTACTGTGGGACCCTGAATTTAATTTGGATGATACAGAAGAGGATGAAAATTACTGGTGTTTTTCTGTGGATATAGCTGAAGGTACTGGTGGAGATTATTCTATCATAAATATCTTTAAGATAGAACTTATGGATGAAGCAGATTGGAAAAAGGTTACATCCCCAGGTAGCTTTATCGATTTTTATAGAATTAGACAAGTAGGAAGATTTAGAAGTAATGACCACACTATTGAAGAATTTGCAAAAGCTCTTTATATTTTAGCTTATGATGTTTTTTACTCTGAAAACGTAAAACTAATTATTGAGTGGAATTTATTTGGGGGTGAATTAATAAAAAGGATGGAAACTGTATTTCCACAAAGAAATGATTTTGATGAAGAATCTGTTGTAAAGTTTAAACATCGAATAGATGCTAGAACAAAACAGTTTGGTTTAAAAGTTAAAAAAGATAATAAACCTATTTTTTGTCAAAACTTTAAAAAATATATTACACAAAATAGAATTGTAATAAAAGATAAGCAAACTGTTTATGAAGCAGCAACCTTTGGTAAGTTACCAAATGGTACATACGCTGGGCAATTAGGCCATGATGATTTAATAATGACATGTATTAATAGTTCTGAATTCTTTTTTACATTAGACTTTTCAGATTTTGCTGAAGAGATCCATGATG